CAATACTTAGAATGTTCTCTAAGGCCACGGTTGCACTCACGGATAAATTCTAATTCCGCTTTAAGGTTATCTTGTATTTCTATATAGAAAGCTTTATCCTTTGCTGGTATTAAAGGCTTGATTTCTTCAATCAATATCTCTAAAACGTGGTCAACATATTTACACGTTGGGCCAGGACAAGTTGGTGCTTTATCTTTATATGCATTTATCTTTTTAATTTTAGAACCGACGGCAGGCATATGTGTATTTATATTACCAATTTATGTTAATTTTGCGCATTGATGTAATTATATGTAATTTTTTTCTACGTTCGATATCCGCTTCTTTGCGGTCTAGTTCAGTATATGTTCCTCGTTGAATGTTTCTCATTCTATTTGAAACTACTTGGCATTTATAAGCTTTGCTCATGGTAAAATATTTTTAATTTGGTTATCACTGTAGCCGTCGCTTTTCAATAAGCTCACGACCTTATCTTTGTCTATGTATCCATAAACACTATCTTGGTTATCTTCACGAAGTTCTGGTAATTTCAACCAATGACCATCGGTATCCCAAGCTCCAACTTCATATTGCGAGTACGGGCCTTTATCATTCTTTGGTGTACTATAATGAAATTCACTAGCTTGGATAGAAATCTTACCGCCCCTAAACGGGACGGCAGGATTTAATTCTTTAAAGTTAACGTTTTGCATTTTCTTTTTCCATTAAAATAGTAGTTAGAGCGACAATAGAGCAATACATTACTGTATGTTGAGCACTGAACTCAGTGGGGTTGAACGCTGTGATTAATAAACTGATAGCGTTCAGAACCAGTATTATGTTAAGCATTATAGTATTCATTATTTAGCAATTATAATTTTACAATGTTCGTTAACTCTCCCGTTAACCTTTGATTTTTTACTTGTAGATTTCTCCATATCTTTAACTATAGATGGTTTATATACGGAGTCAACATCTTTCGCACGAATTGTGATTTGATAACTTTTATCTTCATCATAGTCTTTGATAGATGTGCCTTTTACAGAAACACCATCTCTCGTAAGAGCGACATACTTCTGTAATTTTCTTGTCTTTTCGTTGAAAAGAACGACTGTCATAGCACCAGGAATTTTAGCTGGTGAAACTGTCGAGTCAGTATTGTATTTTAAATTCTTTATCTGCTTGATTGCAGGAACCGCTTTTTTCTTTCTAACTACTGCTTTCTTATGCTGCTTTTCATACTTGGCAACATCTGCTCTCATAGTAGTAAAAGCCTTTAACCACTTTTTCAATTGTGAACGTGTTAAGAAGCTCCAAGCTTCAACTGCTTGGTCGCAAGATTCATCAACAGCATCTTGTAATAAAGAGATGTCTTTATCTAAGTAGTTATAAATGAATTGGCATCCTTTAGCAGGTATATTACCACCAGACATATATTGAATCACATTAAGAGCTCCAATGTTGTGTGGGTTATCTAACCAATCGTCTTGTGCCCAATCAATATGGCATATTACTTCTTTATGTACTTTCTCTTCTAGACGTTTCATTGGTGGTATTACAGGAGCCTTTGGTTTAGTATCTTCTTTTACCTCTGCAGCACCTTGAGCATCTACTCTGGCTTTACTAATGATTTGCTGAGTGCCATCATATAAAGCAGAATAGATTGGGTTCTCTACATCTTTTGGCATTCCACGATTTACCATTCTAGCAATCTTAGTATATGTGAAGAAGCTGAAGTAATCAGAAGCAAATCGTTTAACTGCTTTCTGTGTTTTACTATCAATGTTCTCACTTGCTAAATACGTGATATAATCGTCCATTAAATCTTTTGTCGAACAATAGTAATTATAGAATTTAAGAGCTTTAGTGGCTCGTGTTTCTATCTCTCCTACTGTCATGCTATCAACATCTTCCCATGTTGGCTCTTCGCCTGTATATTTGGCATCTGTTGCTACTACGTTTCCTTGTCTGTTAAATACTTTACTCATTTTGATATTCCTTTTTTTAATTTTTCAATTTTATTTAAAGCGGCATCGGCTGCTTTTCGGTCTCCTCTTGCGATAGAATTTATATATAAATCCCATTGGTCTTCTATCTCTTTAGAAGTTTTGCTCATTATAAATCCTTTCTGATTGAAATCCGCCTAATCGTTCAAGTTCTTCTTGAACATCATTATCTTCTGGTTGAACAAGGACGTATCCGTCCGTGGCTGGTTTTGACTGTTTAGTCAATTTTTTATGAATGCGCTTGATTAGATTTTCGCGCTTCTTTAATTCTTTAGCTGTCATTATTTAAAGTATACACTATTTTTATTTGTTAGTCAACAATAAATCTTCGATTAATTGCTCTTTTATTTGATTTGCAGCTTGTACACAAGCTACTCTAATATCCATAGGCAATCTTTCAACGCCTGGCAATTGGTTCTCGATTACAACATCGAGCATGTCTAGGTTGCTTCCTAATCGTCCAGCTGCTACTGGGCCGAATGTTTTATCCATTAATTTAAGTGATGTAGCCATTGTATCTTTCCATTCTTTGAAATTCTTTGTCTAAAGCTGAATCTGCTGAGTGCAATACATTCACATCTTTTCTTCCGCTATAATCTAAAGCCACCGGTTCGCTGACCTTGAGTGTCCAGCCACGATACTTGAAAGTTGGTACTAAGGATAGTACAAAACTTTTGCCATTGTGGCTCAATACATATTTGTTGTTAATTCCCATAATATTATTTTCCTTTCGGTTTAAAATCTTCAATAAATCTATCAATCACATCAAAGTCGTCGTTATCGAGAAAGCGTTGGGTATCTACCGTCTCGCGAGCTGGATACATTGATGTCGCAATATAAGCATCAATCATTTTATTAATGAGTGCTTCAGATGGCCCATAAGGTGTGACATCTGGTGAAATTGTGTGGCCGTGTGGGTCAGTAACTTCTACCCAATGCTTTACACAATCTTCTTCTTCGTGTAGGTCAATCGTAACTATGTGACCTCGGTAAGTATAAAATCCGTCGTAATTAGCCATTATCTGCTTCTTGGTATGAACCCATTACGAAGAGATGGTTCATCTTCTAAAATTGAGTCAATGACGTCTCTCGCATCCGTCAGAACTTTAACGCTACCTTCAAAAGATTTCGCTATCGCGTCCTCTTCGCTTAACTCGATTTCTTCTCGAGTCCTTTTGTTGAGCAATACAAATTGCCCAACTGCATAATCTAAATAATATAAGTAATCCATAATTTATCTTTCTAAAATAACATAGTCACCAAACTCATTATCGAATCTGGTAATCAAATTTTCATAATCGCCTGACATCAAATCTTTGGTAAGGCTCTCAATTTTATCTTTCGTGTATTCGAGCTGAGTGGCAAGTTTTTGTGCTACTCCAATCAAATAGAAGGCGTTACCTTCGGGCCCTGTCAAATCGAGGACAATGTGTGGTTCTGGTTTTTTTGCTCTTATCATAAAATTAGTAATTAACTCCTGTCCAGTGGATTGCTTTTCTGATGGTCTCAACATCGTCATCAATCACGTTACATCTTGCGAAATTTCTCGCTGGGGTTTTTGCCGAGGCTGACTTGAGAACGTCGCCGTATTTAAACTTTTTATCGTTTTCATTTGCAACGATGAAGCAATGAACGCTGTTGTCAGCGGAAATTTTAATATATTTGGAGCCTTTTGAATCGGTCACACTGGAAGCGTAATCCCAGTATCTATTCTCACGATAGTCATCTGACTCGCCAGGCTGACATTCATAAGCTGATTTATCTTCGGAAATTCCGCTGAACTTTTTAAAGGATTCATTTGCGAAACATTTAACTAAATCAATTCCGTCGCTTAGTGAGCGGCCAGTTTTGATGAGATGGTGGTCAGAGCTGAGCTCCATTCCTAGAATTTTAATTTTCTTATTAATCTCTTTCATGCCTATATTATAACATATTTTTCTTAAAAAGTACACGGTGACTATAAAAAAATAAAAACCTAAGCCATTGATATTCAACGACTTAGGTTCCAACGCAGAAAAAAGACAAATAATTTATAAGTGGTACGCCATCAACTACTTACGATACCAGCCAAATGACCCTCAAACTTTTCTATGATATTGACCCTATTTGGCCATAGTATATATTCCTTTTCGGGGTTCTTTTTTAAATTCTCTAATAGAGGTTTGATCGCAGCGTGTAATCTTTTAACCTTTTCTTCATTAGTTATGGCAGATGTGGTAGCTTGCTCTGCCTTTTGTGCTACATCTAATTCATTTTCATTTACGGCAGTAAAGCCGAAATCGTCCATTGACCAAATATCGTCGCTCATTGTTTATCCTTATTCTTATCTATAATGTGTCTTTCTTGTATCAAAATTTTTAGTTTCATATCCAGGCGAATCATGTCGTTATCTAATGCTTGTACTTGTTTCTTTAGCTTACCTAATGAAGCTCCGCATTTAGAAAGTGCTGGTCTTACTTCTTTTGTAACCCAACCCCATATATACCAGATGAAATATCCTGTAAGTAATAACGCAATGATAGGGAATCCGTATGTGGAAACTATATCTGCCCAATGATTAAATTCGTGTCCGCTCATGTTTATTGAAATAGTTTAGGTACGTCTTTTCTATCACTATAGAGTGCTGCTGACTTATCAATCTTTTGTAGTTTCTTGATTAGTGCTTGCATTCTTTCACGATTATAATCTGTACCATTTTTTGCTAAAGAATAAAGAGCACGCATTTCTCTTTCAGCAGTAAAAAACTCGTTACCAATTACCTTTTTAGATAATCGCATAAACTCTTTTGATTCTTTATCTTTACGTAGTTTATCTAACTGTTTACGAGCTTTTGATGCTTCTGCTAAAGTATCTATAATGTCTTTACTGTCTTCTAGAAATTTTCTCATATTAGTCGTCTCTGCAATCTTCTTTACCTTCGCTTGCTGCGATACGGTCAAGATTTGGTTCTACATTAAATGCACTTGAAAAAAGAGCATCAATCTTTACGATATCATTATTCATAACATCACATTTGTTTTCTAACGATAATAGTGATGATGAGATACCATCAATCTGGTCTTTCACTTGAGCCAGAATAAATTTAAGAATAAGAAATAGGAAACCTCCCGTTGCTAATGCTACAGTAATTGGTACTCCTACTTGATTAATAAAGTTTAAGATATCTCCTGTCATATTCTTTATTTATATTTATAAACGCTTCTGGTGTGCTTTTTTATACTTGCTTCTGTGATTTCTAATCCAATCTAATAGTGCCCTTTCGAATCCAATATCATGGCCGGCTTTTTCGGACTCAATCCATTTGTGTTTGAGTATTTCGTCTAGTTCAGCTCTATAATGTTTATAGAGTGACCCTTCTCTAAAGTCCACCATGATATCTATTTATAAAAAAAGGAGCCACTACTGTGACTCCTTTGATTAAATCATATAACGTTTAGAATGTCAGCGACAAACCGAAATCGGTTGTAGCTTCGTAACCGTTACCATATAAATCATTATCTAGATAATTAATTTGAGCATATAATGCGTCAAATTGAATGCGAGCAAATCCAAGAGTATATGTATAATCTTGAGCTGCTTCGAATGATTTACCATAAGCTGCGCCGACAATAATATCAAACGCGTCTGTTAGTGCTAATGGGACTGCAGTTGTTAGGTCAACTGTATATACACCATCTTCAGTGGCACCTAAATCTAAAACTGCGTCTAGATTTACTACAGGAAGTGTGACGTCATAAGCACCTACAAATTCGTAAGTGTTATCACCACCTTCAAGTGTGCTGAATAAGATTCCAGCTGATAGGTCACCGAATGGTGTATCTAAGTTACCACCAACTGTCGTGTATAATTGATACGCATCAGCATCAACATATTCGATGTCGGTAGATAATCCGAGTGCACCAATTACAGGAACATCTACTGATGCTTTTACGTAATTAGCATCGGCAGCGGTATATAAACCACCGTCGATTCGATTTTCATAATTTCCGATTTCAACATCGGAGATTATACTTGCTTCTGCCTTACTTCCGAAGAAGAAGGTATAGGCTGCAAATACCGCGACAGCGATAAGCGCATATTTGATGATTGTTTTTTTATCCATATTTATTTTTCTTAGTTGTTATCTTTTTCCACCGGGTGTGAAATAGAACCCGATGATAGCTCCCAAAGTGGTAATCGAGACGAGAGCGATGTGCCCCGTTGTGATTGATGTTGTGATTCCACTGTCGATGGGCATTTTGAACAGTCCCCACATAACGTTGATTTCTTTGAATTGTTCTGGTGGGACGAAAGTGACAAGGTCGACGTCTGGCCAAATTGTACAGATGATTGAGATGGTTGCAAAGTTGAGCATGCCGATAAGAGCAATAAGCCTTCTAGTGGCACGAGTAAATAGACTACTGTCTTTATCGCCTCCATCACCAAAAACGGCTTTTTGAAATTCGATGTCTGTGTTTGACATTGCCAGGTCTCTGGCCATTTCTCTTTTTGCTTGTTGTTCTTTTGCATCACTTGCGCTTTGTACTAATCCACCAACAATCTTGAGCATAGAGCCCATTCCTGTTGCACCTAATGTGCTTAATAACATTGTGATTAGCCCAAACATTTCCTATTTTAATATTTAGATTCTTCGTACTTTCTTTTAAAATAATTATCTAACCAACACTTGCCATAATATAAAATACCTAACCATACTGTAAATAGTATGCCGTCTAGGTATGAGAGGTTTTCCCAAGCTGATATTGCGCCTTCCATTACTTACGCTTTCTTGAGTTACCTCTTGGTTTTTTGGTCTTTGCTTTTAGTTCAGCTAATTCTTTTTCTGCTTTTTCAGCAAGTTCTTTAGCTTCATCTACGAGCGCATTCACCTTTTTGATATTGTTTCTTGCTACCAATACGCCGACAAGCGCTCCTAACAAGAATGTTATAATATATGATACCATAATATTTCTCCGTTCTAATTAAACGCCACCATGATTACATGATGGAGTGCAGATATGGTGCATTGCTTGGTCTGAGTCACAAGATGACTTTTCTTCACAAGAACCACATCCTTTGATTGTGTTAAATAGGATAGCAACAACTATTACTAATCCAAATATAACTTTTTTATCTTTTAAGTATTTTGTGTATTGTTCCATAATAAGTTATTTATAAAAGATATGGCGGCCAATTACAGCAGTTTTTTTCATTGATTTAGCCCAATATGGTGTATCAATATAGTCTGCGTGATAGTGGTCTGCACCTTTGACATAGTTAGTTTCTTTTCCTAAAATATTTTGAGCAATCTGCCAACGTGGATGTTCTTTTGCTTTTGCTATCTGGTCTTCTACAACCATTCCGTTCCAACAAGAAAATTGCCATTTCTGTAAACATACTTGAGCAGGTGTTTTCTTTCTCTTATCTGCTCGTGTCATTATCACTTCATAAACTGCTTCAAGAGCTCCTACGTGATATTCACCACCTGCTTCTAAAATGATAGTAGCCACTACAACATCGTTGTCCGTATATGATGCCTGAGCGGTTGAAAAAATTGCGAATAATGATAGTATAATTAATTGTTTCATATTATAATATTACGACAAAAATACACAAAAGTCAATGATTTTTATGCATTTTTATGAAAAAAATGGGCAGTTTTTACAGTGTTACCCAGCACTTTTGGATTAATTGTCTTTATATCGATTAGATAATGACATCAAAGTAGGTGCCCAAAGGCCCACAAATATGCCTGACATTTTGGCCATCGTTGGATGCACTCCTGGCATTCCACCGCACCAAACGATAATTGATGCTACTACCGAGGCTAATGATAGATAGAAAAATAGCTCCGATAGGGTTATATTAATGTTTATTTGTTTCATGTTGTTTTCTTGTTATGAAAGGCTTATTGTGAGCATTCATATTACGCTCAGTTCTTTCTGCGCCTTTCTGTATAAATTTTCTAATTGCTTCGTTTATTGCACTCATACTGTAAATGAACTAAAGTCTTGGTTATTATTACTTGATTCTCCAATGGTATATTCGTGAACATCTGGTAGTACATCGTCTTGAGCACTTTCATCTAGCTCATATAATCTCATCTTCGGTCTATCGATTCCAACCACAAATCTTTTGTTCTTGGTTGGGTCATTATAACGATTCTTTAATTGTTTGAACATTACTTGATTCATACCTTCTAGTTGCTCAGTCGATATCATTGCTAACATCAAATCAGCTGTAGCAGGCAATCCAAATGATTCTGAAGTATCAGTCAATTCAACATCAGAAGAATTGAATCCACCCCGAGTAACTTGGGTTGCTGACCAGATAGGAACATTAAATTCACCAGCCAATCCACGAATCTCTTCTGCGATCGCTTTTACCATGTGATAAGTACCAGCATTACCGCCAAGTCCTTTGATACGAGACGATGCACAAATGTTGAGATAATCAACAAAGACAACATCTGGTTTAAAGTCTTTCTTTAATTCTAATTCATTCAATAGAGCTCTGAAATGCCCGACATGAGCCGATGCAGTTGGATACTCTTTAATGATTAATCTACCACGAGTCTTTGCTTTAATCTTATCAATCTTTTCTGTGAATTGATTTTTACTTAGAGCATTCAGTTGGTCAATCGGTGTATCCATAAGATTAGCATCAATACGTTCAGCGATTCTTTCTTCAGCCATTTCCAAAGTAACATATAAAACATTTTTACCTTGGTCCAGAGCTGCAGAAGCAAAATGACACATTGCTAATGATTTACCAACACCTGTTCCTGCAAGAATGATATTGAGAGTCTTGTTTGTGATTCCACCATTAGTGATAGTATTCAACATATCAATATCAAATGGCATCTTCTCTTCTACACGGTGATAGAAATCAAATCGACCATCTACATCTTCAATATAATCGTGGCCAACGTTTCTATCAAAAGAAACTTGTAAAGCTTTCGTGAGGATATCAGGTATTGCTCCTGTATCTAACTCTTGTTCTTTTCCGTCCATTATCTGAATAGACTTCATAACACCAAGAAATAGAGCACGTTCTTTACACCAAGCTTCTGTCTTTTCTAACATCCACTTATCATCAATCTTTTCATCAACAATGGCATCACTGATTATATCTAGCACATCTTGATTGTTCTCTGTGTTTTTAGCAGAGTCTACAAACTCTACTTGTAACGCAGACTTTGATGGAAGTGAATTATACTTTGTAATAAATTCAAGTATCAAATCATAAGCGATTCTTTCTGAACCTTCGAAGTACGAAGATTTTACAAAAGGTAAAGCTTTACGAGCGAATTGTTCATCATTACAAATCTTCTTTAATATCAGTCGTGGGACGTTCTGCATACTCACCAAATTCTTCTTCTAATATAAATCTTAATATATAACTTAGATATTCCTTAAACTTTGAACTATCTGTAAGTTCATCTTCGGTATACCTCTTACCACTGTTTTCAATTTTATATTGAAAGTTGACTGCCAATTGGTCGTTCTCTTTATCTTCTTTTAAATCTACTTTACCGAATGTAAAGATAACACCTTTCCATCTACCTTTCTTTAGTTTGATGGCATATAAATCAGAAGCGGCACTTTCAACATAGCCGAATGTATCACTAGTTATCTTCGTTCTCATCGTCTTCTGTAATCATAGTTACATGACCGACGGAGTATTTGTTCTTAATCGCACGAGCGAAATCAGTTTTATCAAATACATCTTTCCAAAATTCTGCTTTCAGAGTATCAGCCATTCGTTTATTACCAGTTAGTTCTTCTCCTGTTGCAGGGTTAACTGCTTGATACCAACCAACTTTTGGTTTGTTTACATATCCTAATTCTAGAGCAACATCTGTAAGGCCAGACCATTTCTCAATGCCGCCTTCCCAAGTAACTGAAATAGGAATCTTTGATTTCTCTTTTACGAAACGAGATTTCTCAATGTTGATTACAAAGTTGTAACCTTTGATTTCAGTTCCTTGCTTTTCTTGCTGACGTCCAATAATCCATACGTTGTCAGCTGAATACATAATACCAGTTCCACCAGAAACGATTGATTTAGGGAATAATCCAATCTCTTGGTAAGTATGATTGATTGCTAATAAAGGAATGTTCTTCATAGTTAAGTATGGCGTGACCATACGGAATAATCCTTTAAGAGCTTTTGCTCTTGTCATATCAGCAACTGATTTTTGACTTAATGCATCTTCTAATTCTTTCTTTGATGCAAGGTTGCCAACTGAATCAATCATAATGACTACTTTGTCTCCACGTTCGATTTGCTCTAATTGATTTACTAAATCAAATTTAAGTTCTTCAACGTTAGGAATTGGTGTATGTAATACTCTATCTGTATCAATACCGAATGCTTCGAAGTACGATTGCGGTGAACCGAACTCTGAATCATAAAACAATAAAACAGCATCTTCGTGCTTTTTTAAATATGCAGCAGCCATCAATAATCCAAATGATGTCTTGAAGTGTTTTGACGGTCCAGCCAAAACTGTTAGACCTGATGTCAGTCCACCATCAAGCGAACCAGATAGTGCGACGTTAATCATTGGTACTGATGTCGTGCATACGTCTTTTTGAGAATAGAGGGAACTCTTGCTTAAAACATTTGCTCCATCTATCTTTGAGTTTTTCTTTAGTTTATCTAATAACGACATAATTAATCCTTTTTAATGTATACTATTATACACTACGAGAAGACATTTGTACACATTTATTTTCATTTAAGAAACTCCTCGAGTGTGTGTTCTTCAAACTCATGTGAGCGGTTGGTATTGTTTTGTCTAATAAACTGTGTATTAAACCTATCCAACTTACCATCTAAATAATCTTTAACGCTCTGAGCCATATCTTGTGCTGTACTCACTGGTACATTCTGACAAATCATATTTAGATTTTTCTTACCGCCAACGAGTTGAAAATCTTTTGGCATTTTCATAATTGATAAAGCTTCACGGATAGTAATGAATCTATCTTCGTCGGGGTGTACTAATTGTGTGGCAAAGTGTCCCACAAAAGCTGAGGTATGACCTTTACCAAATTCGACACCGCGTTTCATTATGTTTCCGCCTGCTTTATATTTAGCATCTATCCTTAGACACTTAGCAGCTTCTTTATCAAATCCATTTTCTGACATCCATTCGCTTACGACTGGATAGTGTGTTATACCTTGTGTTTCTTCGATATAACTTAAAGTGTTTGTAGACTTCTCTAATTGAGCAAAGAACTCTTTGTGAGATATACCACCATGTAGTTCTTCTAGAATGTATCTATACCAAGGGTCATCACTTGGTTTCTTATCGTTGACCAACTCATTCATTGGATCGTCATCTGAAACAAATGCGTTTCTAATACATTCTTCAATAGGTTCTTTATCTTTACTAAAGTATGGCATATATGGAACTGAATCATCTTTCCAAAAGAAGTAAAAAGAACGATTCCGTACTTGACCTAATCCATGTAGGGTTGATTTAGTCTTATATAAAGTCATTGAATATCCAAAGTCTTCACCAATCTTCTTTAGTTTCTCTACCACAGGTTTACCCATGTTTCCATAAAGACCTGGTGCATTCTCACCCCAAAATACTTTTGGTTTTACTTCGCCTAAAACGTATTTGGCTGATTCTAACATCCAATCGTTTGTTGCAGAATCAGAACTGGCATTTACATTTAACATTGATAGACCAGCACAAGGACATACAGAATTGACCACATCCACTTGACCACCATGACTTCCACCTTCATCTAAAACGTGATAAGGGATACTATGTTTATAATGATTTAATATCTGAGAATCATTTGCACCGAATGCCTTATAGGACATAATGTACTCAGGCTTCTTTCCAAATGCGTTTTGCATTGCTATTGTCTCTCCACCAATTAGCGGAATGATACTGGCGTATGTATAATTATTTTCCATTACTTATTCTTTCTCTTAATTCACTTGTGGAAAAAGAATGCCTTCTTTTATTATAGTGGATATTGCATAATCCTTTTCCTGTATGTTCTTTGTTTTTATATTCTTCACCACAGACTCTGATGTCGGGGTTAATTGTTAAAATCATATCTTCTAAATCTTTCTCGCTTTCAAATGGTATTACTTCATCAACGTACTGACAAGACGCAACCTGGACGTACCGTTCAAAGATAGATTGAATAGGTTTGTTCTTTGTCTCTGGTCTGTCCAACGTTGGGTCTGTTAGTAATCCTACGATTAAATAGTCACATAATGTCTTGCATTCTTGAAGCATTACAATGTGTCCTGCATGCATCAAATCAAATGATGACGCAGTAAAACCGACGACAACTTCATCTATCGGTTTATCTAAAGTCTTTGCTAATTCTTTCTTATCAATAAACATTCTGTATACATTCTAAAATAAACTCTTTGTCAGAATGATATTTAATCACTCTTGTCAATTCACATTTGATTAAAGTATTTATCTCTTTTGACCGTATCTGATTATAAGACATCAATGTTCTCTTTGCAAGATTAATGAAGTCTCCATCATAACCATTGATATATAAACTTGCGATAAATTTAGCACAATCTAATTGAGTGCAAGTAAATACTTCTGGCACTGGGTCAACTAGATATACCTTATCATTTTTAAATAGTAGATTAGTAATTCCAAAGTCTCCGTGACCAAATGATTCTTCTGGCCATTCCATAGTTAATAAGTCTTGCCATACCAAAGCCCATAGGACATCTTGTTCTACTTCACATTCTTTGATATGCTTACGGATTCTTTCAACATACTCTTTGAAATATCTTTTATCTTGTATTTCTATTCTTTTAAATTCTTCTAAACTCTCTTGCAATATTGCCAATGCACGATATGGATTCTTGCTAAAGTATTTACGATCGTGATTGATGTATTCCATTGTAATAGTCTTACCAACAATCCTATTGATTTTAGGAGTGCTCACCTTCGTATAAGATACAGCATCATACCATTCTTTTACGTCGTGACATCTTTCATCTGTCTTATGAACTGATTTACCATCAGTGTAAATATCAGCACCAGATAGTCCACCTTTTAATTGATGGATATTTGTTTCAAGAAAAGCTTCTGGTGACATACCTTTATCATCAACGTAATAAGCTGCTAATGGTTTCTCAAAAGATAGTTTATGATATTTAACACCGTGTCTATTTAACCAAGATACTATTTGGTCATAGTATTTCTCTTTTGCTTCTTCACGACTTGCGCAAGAGATAGAACCACGTGCTGTGAAAATGTCAATGCCCCAACCTTCATCAAATAGTTTATTAACCTTTGATATTAGTTTAGTATTAGGTGCAGCATTCTCGAAATCACGATTAACGGGATAACATAATGTGTCATCTAAATCAAGTACTATTCTTTTCCAATGTTTATTACTCATGCAAAAAATGAATCTAATGTGCTTGCCTTTTCTACACATCCTTGGTTGAATGCTTTCTTCCAAGCCACTTCAACGTTTAGTTTTGTTTGACCTTTCCAAGGGCCAGATGGTACTACCTTTTCTTTTAATTTAACAAAGTCTGGCCACAGTTCTTGAAACTTCTTTTGTGATTCGTTATGAAAGTCAACTGTTCTATAAGTTGAACATCCACCATCTGAATTTGTTTCTGAACAATTTACACGGTGTCTCATAAAGATTATATTAGGAATACCTTTAGTTAATAGTTGAAGTATTCCGTCCATGTCTTCAGTTGCTGGACATCTTTCCCATTCGATAAGTGGTAAGTTCGGTCCATCAAAGAAGCAGTTAGTACATTGTCTAAAATTACTTCTGAACGGATATAAGTCTCCGTTTGGTTTTGGTGGACATGGCATAATCCAATTAGAAGCACAACCTCCGTGGCCATATCCTTTATCCATAAAATCGTGAGCATGTTGAATCATCTCATCAAAGTCTTTCTCAGTCATATCAACTGATGCCCATTTGCGTTTACCATCATTTACGTAGTCTTTAATAAAGAACTCTAAGTCATCATCAAATATCCAATATCTATCGTTGCGGAAATGATTTTGAATCCAGGTTTTAGTTGGTGCAAATGTTTTGATTTCTTCTGGCAGCGATAAAACTTGATCGCCATAGATACTTTTCATTTGTTCATACTCATGCGCTTGTACGACAAAGGTTACTTCTTTTTTCCATTTGTCAGGCATACTGTTATAAGTTACCTGACGGTCAATACGACCTAAAGTTGGTATCACTAGTTTCATAATAAATTCTTTTTAATGTATTCTTCTAATTTATTTATAGGGGTTAAGTCAAGTAAAGTTTTAAGCTTGGTAATATCCGCAAGGGTTGATTTAGCTTCTCCGTCACGAGGCGGTAGATGTATATATGGTTTACCTACCATCTCGGCTAATTCTTTAATAGAATGATTTATGCCAGAGCCGACATTGATTATCTCTCCAACAACGTTGTCT